GAGATTGTCTACCTCTTGAAGAATCATACATAGTGTGGGACTCAGTGTTATCTCTTGATTTTGCCCAAACAAATCCAGGTATACCTTTACCTGTTTCTGGTAAAGCATCTTGATTAAAAGAACCAAATCCTGTAGGTGCAGTATAACTATAAGACTTTTGTCCAAAATTACATATATAAGTTGATGAACCTGGAGAACCAGTTGATGCTCTATTACCAACATAAAATCTTAAATTAGTTCTTGCTCTTAAATCTAAAGTTAAAGTAGGTCGTGTTGCATCAAACGAACTATTTTCACTCATGTCTTCGTAATACCATTTACTGTTATTAATACCTAAATAAAACTTTGCATTACCTAAATCTGAACCATCAAAAGCAATTTGAACTATATTTCCAGCAGCTAATGCTCCTCCACTATCTTGAACATATGCACCATCTCTTAAAACAACAAAATCAGTTTGATTAGAAAATATTCCAAAGACATCAGCAGTGCCTGAAGGGTCTGTGCTTGTAGATAAAGTTTCTTCACAAAAACCTATACCTTGTGAGCCACCATTAGTAAAAGCATCTACTTCAGTTTCAATATAAAATTTACCACCTGAAACTCTCATACCTGACATACATAAACCATCAGTAGTATTACTAACCATTTTAAGGTTACCCTCAGATAAAGTAAATCCACTTTTCATTCTGTTAGGGGTTAAAGTTGCAAAGTTCTGGGTAGGACTATCTGTAGTTTGGTCAGAAGTGGTAAGATTAGTTTCATTAAAATCATTTCCATTCCCAGAAGTATCGTCTCCTAAATCATTCGACTGAGCAAAAGCTAATCTAAATCCATTTGTGCCATATTGGTCTTGAGTATTTGCAGTACCACCCATACCACTATGACTTGAACAATAATAATATAATGTAGGTGCTCCTACAGCTACTGTTATTTGAGTATAAGCACCAGAACTTCCTGGAGTTCCTACTGTTGTAACTCCAGTTGTATATTCTGAACCACCACCATGTGTTCCATTTGAAGTTGTAGAAAACCTTAATGGGTGTCCAGAATTGGAAGAATCACTCTGGTCAAATTTGTATGTAGCACCCTCGATAAGGGTTACTGTTCCTTGTGTTACGCCATCTAAAGCATATTTATTACCACCACTACTTACAACAGTTACTGCTATAGATGTTGTAGTTGTAGGAAAAGGTTCAACAGTTTTTGGAATCCATCTACCAGTGGAAGTATCAGTAATTCCAAAAGATGCTGGTAGTAATGCTTGACCATCAACAAAATTTACTTCAGCCATATAACCATCAAACTGATAACCTAGTCCAGCAACACCAGAACTACCAAGAGTGTTTGAAATACCAACTTGATGTTGTACTCCAGATTTGTTAAATGCACTTGCAATACCAGAACCAGCCTCATCATCGACTGTTAATCTATCACCATCCACATAAACAATATATCGGTCTGCACTTGTTGAATTGTCAGAATCATAAACAATAAGAAAATGATAAAATTTACTTGTATCTTCGAAAGTTCGTGAGGTTGATGAAAGCAAATCATTTGAAGAACTAATCCTATTTTGTGCCTTCAATACATTTCCAGTTGTAAAAAATAAATCAAAATATTCAGCACCATTTATGTTTGAGGATATTAATGCTCTATTTGTGCCTAAAACACCTAATTTTACCCATGCACTTAAAGTCCATTTTTTATTATTAGTTGGAGTGCCAAAAGTTTTACTTACATAAGCATTGTCAGCATCATTAAATATACAACTATTAGCAATAGTAGCTTGGTCAGTAAAAGGTATAAACTTACCTACTCGCTGTCCTCCACCATTCCCTTCATAAGTAATATTAAAAAAGTGTTCTTCGCCTTTTTTAATTGTTGGTGCTGCCATATTAACTCCCTAAATTCTTTGTACAAAGTGCTAAGTACCCACTTGGTACACTGTACTTAAAGTTACCTACCCCATTAGAATCACTGTTTCCACCAGCAGTTATGTTTCCAGCAAAAGTTCCTTCTTGCCCAAAATTTATAAAGATTTCAGGCACTCCACCACCACCAACATAAGTTGTTGGAACCCAACCACCAGAATAACTTGCTGGAGTCCAAGTTGCACCAGCATTTGTTTTACTAGAACCAGATGTTGGGTCACCAGAACCCATAAATGTTCCATTTTTACCATAGTATATAGCACCATTATCAGCATCTACTGCTACTTGTATTATATCTGTATCTGAAAAAGGTGCTTCTGAATAAGTTTTTGTTGTTGAGTTGGCAAACTTTACTACACCAGAATAACTATTAAAACCAATCTCACCAGTTTGTGCTCCTTCATTTCTTCCATCTGACTTTGTATATCCATTATTTACAGCAGCTATGCCACTTCCTAACTGATATGCTGAATTATTACCTCCAGCTTTAATATACACCTCCCAATACCATTTTCCTGTTGTTAATAATTCAGTACACAATTGTCCTCCATCATAGTTTGCATTGTGTTCAATAAAAAGGTTTCCATTTGAAACCACTCCATAGTGTTGTTCAGTTGAACTTGAACCTCTATATATTGGATTTATAGTGCAAAAATTATTAGTAGGTGTGTCAGTAACTTGGTCATGAGCTGCAAGTCCTGTGCCTTGGTCTGTTCCAATAACCCAATTACCTTTTCCTTTGGTATTAGCAGCTAAATTAGAAGCATTAGCATAATCAAAATAAAAACCAGCACTTCCATAACTTATAGCTACTTCTTTTGGAATCCAAATACCATTACTAAATTCTCCATAATTAGATGATTCATAAGCATAATTATCAGAATAATGTGTCTCTGCTAAATAACCATCAAAATAATTCTCAATCCCTGAACTGGTAGCTTGTGCAGCTAACCTCATATTAGACCCAGACCTCTGAACACCACCTGAATCTGCATTTAAACTTGGATAAGTTTGTGTACCAAAAGAGGTTTCTCTAACTCCATTAATATACATTTTTGCTCTTTCATTCGAAACTGCCTGTGCTGTATCCCATACAACCACAATATGATAAAATGCAGAAGGGTCTCTAAATACTCTATTAGTGATTAAATTCATTTGAGTAGAACTACCACTTATGTCAATCCAATTTAATTTGTCATTTGTGTCAAGATAAAGAGAATTTAAATCGGCATTGTAAGCATATACATACTGAAAAAAATACATATTCTCACCTAAAGCACCTCTTTTAAACCATGTAGAAAAAGTAAATTTTTTTCGACTATCTCCTGCATTACTATTAGGATTTTGTAAATATGCACTAACATTTTGATCATAACGGGCAGATTGGTCTATAGTGAATCCTGTAGCACCTGTTGCTGATGCTCCTAATAATGCTGCTTTATTTGCTCCTAATGCCATAAATCACGCCATCGCTAATCCCGCAGCAAAACCAAAAAAATTTGTGCCACCGTCAAAAGTAGTAAAAGTCAGAATATCTGTTCCTGAAGAAGTTAATGTTGGAGCTGTACCACCAGCAAATTTTACTGCATTTCCGCCTCCTGCATTTGTACCCGATACAAAAGAAACTGTTCCTGCACCACCATTTGTTATAATTACTGTGATACTATTTGAATGGCTAGATAATGAATTAGTTATACCAACATTAAAAGTTCCGCTTCCTACAGTAAAAGACTGTACATTTCCATTTGTAAGATCTAAATCAAAGGCACTTGTTTTAGTACCGTTTGCATAAAGAGTTTCTGCGTAATCTTTTAATTGAGGTCTAGAAACAACATCATCAGAAAAAACAACTGCTCCTGTACCGTTTGTTGCAAATGTTATATCTCCATTTGAACCATCTGTAAGAGTGATTGTTCCTGCGTTTGTACCAGCGTTTGTGTCTATAACTAAATCGTGAGCTCCATTTGATGTAATTTTACCTGAAGCAGACCCACTACCAACAGCAACTTTTCCTGTACCGTTTGTGTCTAAAGTAATATCACCGTTTGCCGCATCTGTTATTTTAACTTTTGAAGAGTTTGTACCAGAATTTGTTTCAAGTATTAAATCATACGCACCATTAGATGTTATAACACCATCTTCAGAACCGCTTCCTATTTTTATTAAATCTGCGTCGAGTATTACATCTCCCGTGCCATTACCTTGTAAAGTTAAATCACCGTTTGTTGTCGTGGGTTTTAAAATGCTTGTTGTTGCAGTCAAAGTTCCTAAAGCTAATATATCAGATAAAGCTATGACTTCATCGCTAGCGTCGCAATATATGTGTTTTGTAAAACCATTTGGAATGGTGACTGTTGCAGCACCTGAACCTTGCTTCATAACAATAGAAAAACCACCTGTGGTAGCGTTTTGAATATGAAAATAAGATGTGGTAGTAGAAGGCGACACAGTAATTGTGCATTGTTGACTTAATGTTCCCGTAAATTTTATTACTCTAAACATACCGTCTTGTAAATTGCTAGATCCACTAGAAGGTGATCCTGCTCTTACAGTAAGTGTTGCTGTGGAAGCATCAGATAAAGCAACAGATTTAAAAGCACCTATTCTATCAACAATATCTAAATTATGATTTGTAGTTGTACCCCAAGTACCTGATTGCTCACCTGAACCTATTTTTTCTATACCAAAATTAGTAGAATAAGTTGAGGCCATTGTTTTCTCCTGTTACGCAGCTATCTCTGTCCAGTTTGGTGTTTGAGTAACTGCTATGTTTTCCCATATATTTACTTTCCCTAAACTAGAAGTTAAACCAGTATTAGTTATTGATACCACAAAGTTACCTGTTCCTGCAACACTTTCTACAGATCCTGTGGCAGAAATACCTGTAACTAAGGCTGTAGATATACCTGTGGCGATTTCCGTTCCTAAAACCGTGGTTCCAGCAATACCTGTAACCGAAACAGGAGTAATAAGTCCCGCAGTTACTGTGCCTACGCCAGAACTTCCAGCAAGCCCAGAAACATCATAAACGGAAGCCTGTCCTGGAGTTGTTGTGGCTGCGGTTGCAGAAACACCAGAAGATAAAACTACAGGCGTAAATTGATTCCAAGGTCCATCATTCCATGAACCTCTACTCCAACCCTGTAAAGTTGAATTAGACATTTAAGAAATTCTTATAATTGCTGTACTAGAAGCTGCGGTAGGAAACTGTATTGTAAATGTGCCACTAGAAGAACTTTTATTTCCCCCAAAATCTAAAGCACAAACAGCTTTGTTACTTTGTGAACTATTATAAATTAAACAACCTCTAGCTGTTATCGTAGCAGTTGTGTAACTTAAATCAGCAAAATCACAAAAACCAACAGTTCCAGAAGAAGTTGGTGTCACATTAGTAAGAGCAGAGCCACCAGTCGTATAACTCCCACTAGTCGCAACTTCACCAGTTGTTGTAAACGCAGTAGTGGCGGCTCCTAAAGTAGCGGTAGTGCTAGATTTACCACCACCAGATATAGCATACAGAGCCAACTTAAAACTATTTTGTCCGTTTGTAAAATTATGTGTAGCTGTAAGTAATTCTTTTTTAAAAGATGTACACATCGCTTGAGTTATTGCCATCACAGCCTCCTTATCAAATTTGCTAACTCTTTGTGTCCGTTTTGACGAATCACATGACAGATTGTAGCACGCTCTTCTTTTTTTGCCAAGCTGAGATGATAAAATAATACTTGTTTTAGATTTTGTCTAAATGCCTCAGCTTGTTCTCTAATTGCTGGAGGAGCATTTTTTGATAAAAACATTATTTTGTTTATGGCCATTTCCATAATTTGTTCTGTAGAAAGACCACCATTATCAGAGGTGGTAACTCCTACATTGTTTATCTGTGCTCCAGCATTTAAATCAAACATACTTTATAAAATAAAAAATTTACTAATAAAATGCAATTTATTTATTCTCATCATAAGTAAACCCTTTTATGTCCTCTCTACCCCAAACAAAGTATTTTTGTTTGTCATCCAAAGGTTCTGGTGGTAACAAAGATTTTTTTGAAACAAGTAAAGAAGAGTTTTCTGTAGAAACTACTAAAGGGTCTTTCAATCTATGGTATCCATATAGTTTTTGTTCAGGTGGTACATTTGTATCTAAAAACGGAGAGTTGTGTGCAACCTCTATTTTCATACCTTTTGCTATACCAGTAGCTACCCAAAACTCACAACAAGCTCTACCAGCCTCAGCAAAGTGAGGTGTTTTTTGATAACTAAAATCTATGCCAAAAATATGCAAAGAACCAACTTCGTTTGCTACAGCAAACGCTATAGCGTAAGCTGTTGTATTATTAAGGTAAGCTAAACCAGTTGTTGTAATAACATTTTCAAGAGGGTATTCTACAACCCCTGGACACCTTTTATCTTTTTCACAACTGTAAATAGGACCTTTATGGTTTTTAAGTATTTTTTGCATGATTTTAGTTTGTTTACCCGCTTTGATATCATCCAAAAACCTAGAAGGTGGATCCATCATAAACACCCTATCATGATAAATAATACCAGACATTGAGTTTATTACCCAAGTTTCGTCGTATTCTTCACTCCGCATTTTTGATAATATAAAATCAGAAAATGTAAGACCCAGTCCTACTAAAGCTACTTTCTTCCCCTTCAAGTCTTTTTTCATTTACATCATGTTCTTCTTGCAGAAACTAAACCTTGTCTATAAGCGTCAGAATTTTCTCTTGCTTCTCCATAATCTTTTAATCTTAACAACGATTCTTGAAACCTAGCTAAATAAATTTTAAAAATATCATCGTCACCTTTCATAAAAGTGTAAGCCTCGCATAAAGCACCATACAACATAGCATCTTGAGCATTAGTTCCTAGCCAAGAAGTACCATCGCTCGTAGCAGTAATAGAAGTCGGTCTATAATAATAATGAAGTTCTGTAGAAAAATCACTACTAGGTGTAGGTGCAAGAATAAAATTACTCACATCAAACAAAGCATAATATCTAGGGTTACCAGTTGTAGTTGTTCCTTTGGGAGTAAAGGTTTGCAAAAAATTAACGTCTTTTTGTAATAAAAATTCTGTTTCCGCATCAGAATTAGTAAACGACAAAGAAAAAGAGGCTAAATAATCATCAGGCACTTGTAAAAACTTATTGCCAGTTGACATAGTTCCCGTAACATTTTTTCTAAAATAATCTAAATCAACTTGTTTTAATATTCTTTCTTCAGTTGTAATAATAAAATTATTTAAATTATTTACAAAAGTAGATTCTGTGTTTTGTGTGTAATCTTGTATTGCGTTTTTTAAAGTAGTAAATGTCCAACTCATGAAGTCACCACGCTAACTTGTCCTATACCACTTGTGCCATGGATAGATTTGTTTTGTATACCATTATCACTTAAAAAGGTTTCACTAACTAAAACAGTGTTTGTTTCTGGTTGTGGAGACCTTGGATCCATTAAAGCCTGAGGTTCATATGGTGGGCGTTTAGGTTCTAGTTGTGGGTGTTTAGCCTCGTATTCACTTCTATGAACTACAAAACCATTCCATTCTTTAACTCTTTCCCTGTACGGAAATTCCATACCACTTCTGTCGGATATAAACTTAGAATATTTTCCACTAGCGTATTTCATATTAATTGGTAATAAGTGCTACTTGGTGTTAAACTTAAACTAGAACGGTCTCTATCTTCTGCAGCCGCTCTTTCAAACTCTTCTTCGTACACTGCTTTTAATAATTTTACTCTATCAGGTGCTTTTTTCATAGCGATATAGTAGGCTAATCCAGCTGTTAAACAAGGATAAAATCTAAAGGGTACATCAACAGTATTGACATCTGCGTCTGCGTCTTCAATCCTTGTTAATCGGTCAAACACTAATTTTAAGGAAGAAGAATTTGGTGTTGGCCACAATCGTAAAGTTGGTGTAATTTGTCTGTCAACATAAAACTGACTTGGAGTAGAGGTACTGCGTTTATTTGATATAGAAAGAAAAGTGTCTCTACTTACTCTTGTTATAGAAGTATCTGTTTGATTAGATGTTCCGTCGTTTTGTCTTACAACAGCGGATAAAATATCTATGCTAGAAGTAATATCAGAAAAATTTACTGTACCACTAGAAGTAGTAGAAGCTGAGCTTGTTCCTCCTGTTATTGTTTCCGCTGAAGAAAAAGTTCCTGACGGAACTGTAATAGCAAGTGAAGTTGAAGAAGGTACGCTGGTTATTGAAGCTGTTGCAGAGCTTGTTCCTCCTGTTATTGTTTCTCCAACACTAAAACTAGAAGAAGACGCAACTGATAATGTAAGTGTTCCTAACGGATACTCACTTATACCACTAGCTAAATTGAGAGATTCTTGGCTAATAGTCCAGCGGTTTAAACCTCTGTTAGCCCAATCAGCAAACAATATGTTTAAAGAACGCCTAGCAGTTTTAAGGTCGTAACCAGTTCTTACTTCAAGACCACAACGCTCAAAAGACTCTTCTATATAGTCAGCTACATCTAATTCAAAATCTTTTGAAGAAGAAGTTGTCATGATTTTTTTCTCCTTGTTAGTTTTGCTGCGGCAAAGTTAGCCTCTGTAGGAGCTCCTTTAGCACCTTTTTTACGCATTTTACCGCCTCTTTTTCTTTTAGCGTGTATATTAGCGTATAAGCCTTTTCTAACCATTAGCTGTATGGTCCTTTGATTACTTTACCACCTTTAGCGTAATTTTTCTTTTTCATCATACCACCTTTAGCAAAGTTTTTCTTTTTCATCATACCTCCGCCCATCATTTTTTTCTTGTCCATCATACCTCCGCCCATCATTTTTTTCTTGTTCATCATACCGCCACCAGCCATCATTTTTTTATTTTTCATTTTTATCTCCTGAATAAAGGTTATTAAAAGTTATATTTGCATCCATGTAACTATCATGGGATTCTGCTGAGTGTGTCCACTGACTAGGTTTAAAGTCAGGTGGTCCTTCTCCAGTTTCCCATAACGCAGGACTAGTTGCTCTAACCCTGTTATTAGGTAAGGCTACAATATTACCTGTCCACTTACCAGCATCAATTAATTCTATTACATGGGACTGCTTATGTTGAGCAGGATCATCAGCGATAGAATTATTTGTGTAATCAATTGTAAACATATATTTACCAGTATAAAACTTTCCATCTATTTTGCAACGCCAAGGAGAAGAACTTGTTCTTTCTATAACAATGCACGAATGATCTCTTGAGGAACAATCCCAAGGTTGTACTAAATGTGTTTGCATAACATCTGGCCATTCCTCAAGTGGGGTGTCTGCAACTAAAGCACTAATAGGCATTCTAGCCCACATAGCACCACCGTGAACATTTGTTTCGTCAGGTGAATTATCAGATTCGCAACCTGTAAAGATTACTTGAAAACTTAAACACCTATCAGGTATTGTATTTACAGCTACAGCCATAGCATGAAGATATTCTCCATGATACTTTTCATGATTAGCTGTAAATTCTTTTCTAACCCAACATTTAAAATAAGGTATATTACTAATTAAGTAAGACATATTTTTTAGGCTTTTGTAGTTTTCTTTTTCTTTTTGCCTTTACCAAAAATATGAGCGTCAACTTTTGCAGCTTTTCCACCAGTAAGCACAGAGTTCACTCTAGCCATAGCCCATTGGTTAGGTGTAGTTCCTGGTCTATGACCCGTTCTATAAGCCGCTAACCCTTTGTTATATACTCTACCTAATTGCCCAGCAGTTACATTTTTACCTTTGGCTCTCGCTTTTTTAGCTTTTTCAGCTAAAGTTTTTTTAGTTTTCGCACTTAACGCCATTTTAGCCTCTTTTTTTCTTCTTAGCTTTTAAGATAGCTGCTTGAAGAGATTTAGGTAATTTTTTCTGTTTAGCTGATAAACCGTTTGTTTTACCATTTTTAGCAAAATTTTTTTTATTTTTAGTTTTTTTAACCATACATCCTCCTAAATTTTTTGGTATGTTTAGATTCTTTCGTTTTTCTTCTCTTTCCACCAGCAGTAAAATCAGTAGCAAATTTATATGCTGAAGGATCTTTTGAAGATTTTCTTGCGTTTTTGTTAATTTCTTTTCTCCGTTTAGCTAACTCTTTACCAGATAAACCAGCTAAATATTTTTTTGGAATCTTTACTTTTTTCTTTCTCTTTGTTCCCTTGGATATTTGTTTTGTCATTTGGGAGCGTGTAATTGGCATCAGATTGTAGTAAGAACAATAGCACAGAGTTGAACAATCGCTAATGTTACAATACCCCATATTTTATTATTAAGAGAATCAATATCTTTTTTCATATGAGCAAGATGGTTGTTTTCTATAGTATTTACTTTTTCCATGATAACTTTTACATCTGTTTCTAGGTTTGATATTTTTTCTGAATCTTTTCTTGTTACCATGCCTTACAACTCCAGTATCTTGCACTAAACTTATCTTTAGCAGTAGCACAATTATGTCTAGCACGAAAGGATTTTCTTCGTGCTGGGATATCTTTTTTTATCTTCATATTAGGGTCACCAAACCTAACAAGTTTTATATTTGATCCAACTTTTGCTAAAACAGCTGATTTTTTAGGTCCAGAAGGTGTTTTTTTGGGTTTGTTAAAACCAGAAAAAGTTTCCCCTCTATAAACAATTTTACCACTAGGTGTTCTTTTTACATCTTTTGTAGTAGCCATTATGCAACCTTTCTTTTGGTTTTTTTCTTTTGTTGGTTTATAAAAGTTCTGTATACACCAGCCGCTCCCGTTTTTCCAGCAACTCTTGCTCTTTGCTCCATCGCTATTGCTGCTTGGGTTTTATGAGCATGGGTTTTCCCAGAGTTTTTTATTTTACTCACTGATTTTTTAGCATCTGCTACCGTAGCAAATTTCAAACCTCTTATCGTGCCTTTAGGGTTTTCATCTGTGTATAAATCAGAATGTTTTTTACTACCAACTGGTTGTCCCTTTTTTCTTGGTATGCGTTTATTGGTACTAGCCATATTAAGACAAGAAAAATGTTATTGAATCGATAGCAGTAAGAGTGGTCAACTGAGGATTAGTATTACATTTTATACCCTCATCTGGAATAGTAATAGAATCCGTTTGTGAGGTTGTAGAAGCAATACTTAAAACAGTATCTCCTGCTGCACCATCTTTTACAATAAAAGCAGGACTACCTGAACTGTTAGTTTTTAAGTAAATACCAACAATTCTAGATGGTCCTGCAAAAATAGCTCCTGTGCTTGTTAATGTGACTGCTTTGACATCAGATCCAGCCATTTATTTCTCCTTAATTTTTCCTTCCAAAACAGCAGCTTTATATTCCGCACTCCACTTTGGAAAGTTAATTGTTTCAGTAGGTTTGGTCGTTTTTGTTTCTTTTTTCTTAATAGTTTTTATCATAAGCTACTCCTAAGAACCAGCGTATGTTACACCACGATCTTGAGCAACCATAATATAATCTATAGACATCGACTTTGTTCCTGTAGCGTTTCCAGAAATTTCCATCGCTGCCGCAGTCATATTAGCTGTCGGTATATTAGTAGTGTGTGTTCCAACAAGTTTCCTATTGATAAAATACTGAACAGTATCAGTGGAAGTTCCTTTTGTAGCAACAAAACTTACAGTGACATTTGTATCATCAGCAAAATCATTTGTTGTTCCTGACAAAGTTGTATCAGTTTCTGTGCCACCAGACTCTGAAATTAAATGAGGAGTAGCGTCCCCATCATCAATTTGAAAACCAATTCTATTAGCAGCAGCTAAACAGTTTTCTGGGTTTGTTGCAAAGTTTTCACAAATACCAATAAACAAATCCATCTGATCAGCATCAGACATAGAAAAACGAGCTTCAAAATAAAGTTTTTCACCGTCAGTAGAAGGTAAAGCAAATATTTCATTACCTTGAATAGAACTACCATCATTATCTGTAGTGGCTTGTGAAGAAAGTTTTACTGAACCGTTTAAAACATCTGCGTCTATTGCAACAGCAGCACTTGAATCTTTTACAACAGTCCAATCGTTTGTAGTATCTAAAGCTACACCAGTAAAGTCATCCATATAAATAACTTGATCAGGCCATGCTTTAATGTTTAAATTTTCTAATGTAGGTCTAGCATTGGAAAATAATACTGGACCCGAAAAATGTGTTTTACCCATATCTTAGTACCTCCTAACGAAAGGGTTTTGCTCTAGAGTCTTCGTTAGCGTCTGCTCAGCCAGTCGCTAGAGCTGTTAATCTGAGATAAATTTATAATACCTAAAAAAAGGGTGACACGCAAGTCACCCTTTTATTTAGTCTAACTTTTAAGAAAGTTACGCTCCAGGAGAGCCGAATACACAACGAGGATCGGATACACCAAAACTGTATCTTTCTCTTGCTTTGTATCTAACATTTCCTGTATCAAAATCACCTTCCATAGATGTTTTGATAGCTGCTCTTTCAAAATGTTTAAAACCATTAGGAGCGTCTGTTTTAATAAAGAACGCATCCGTATCAGTCAAGAAATTATTTACTACATATCCATCAGGTAACATACCCATGTTTCTCATAGCATTAACATCATTATCTGAAGTTCCTGGTCTTAAGTTGCTTGCCATTAAACGCTCAGCTACAAATTGCAACGCAGAAGGAATAATTAGTTTTCTTCCTTGCAAAGCAATTTTTAAACCTCTTTCATCAATAAACGCAGCAATATCAATTAATGATTGCTCCAATGATGTTTCGTTTAAATCAGCAGCAGTAGTCAACTCATTTCTAAAGTTGCCTCCACCTACAGTTGGGTGGTCAGTAGCACAAAGCTCCTTACCATCACCGTAAGTAACGGAACTGTCAAATGCGTTGTTCAAAACAGCCGCAGCTTTCACTTGTTTAGTATTCGCCATAGATCTTGCTAACGCACGAGTATAACGACTAGAAAGACGATCATAAAGATTATCTTCTACCGCTTCCTCAGTGATAGCAAATGCTAACGCAATAGTCTCATGAGTATAACGAGCAGTAAACGATTCGTTTGCAGTATCAAAAGTTACTGCTGCACCTTCTCCTTTTACAGGAGCCTGTCCAAATCCAGCCAACATTACTTCTTCCTCAAAAGCTCGGTCAGAAGTTTCTGTTTCGTAGATTTCAGCGTGCTGATTATCGTACCTGTCATACTCAAGTCCAAATAAAGCGTTCAATCCTGGTTCTAGTTCTTTTAGAAGTTGTGATCTAGTTATTGCCATTACATTCCCTCCTATATACCAGCACCAGTACCGTTAGCATTATAACGATAAAAGTGATTGTTTAACATTACTATTACTTTTCTACCAGCAACAGTTGCATCAGAGTTTGAGGGTGAATCCTCAAATCCAACTACTCTCATATTAAGAGTATTTGTTGTTGCTAGAGTACTAACAGCTAATTCAGCTGAAGATTTACCAGTAGTATCATCTCCTGATGTTCCACTAGAAAAGTTCGCATTAGCGTGAACTCCTGCTTGAGTCATTGCTGCATCTGCATTAATCAAAAATAATTGATCAGGGTGTGCAGAAATCAAAGCAGTCGCTGCTGTACTTGATTTTACAGCTGAAGTTCCAGGCCACTTGTTAGCGAACTTGGTATCTCCATTTAAATCAATATACTTGCAGCCAATAAACGCTCCGAGTAAAGGAACAGTTCCACCAGCGGCAGCTCCGACAATATCAACCAAACCATTTGCTAGAGGTATTACTGGAGTGCCTTCATAAATCGTACTTGAAGTACCAGCCACACCTGTGGTTTGTATATCGAATGTCATCACACCATTTGAGTTTGTTCCCGCACCGAGCATCTTATAGGGTTTAAGCCCAAAAGCGACATCTATATTTGCCATTTTCTCGATCCTTTCAAATCAAATTAATATTATTCAGAGGCTTTTTTACCTCCAAAAGTTATTTTACTCTGCCTTTCAGGTTTACTGATTGGCATTGATGGATGATTTTCCCTCATTAAATCATTGTCGACAGCAGTCATTTGATCTTCTGTCTTTTTTTCAAAAAACTTTTTTCTTTCTTTTGCTGATTCAACGGGGAAGCGTGCCAAGACCAATCCGCCTACACCAATAACTCCAGCGTGTTTGCCGTCTTGAATGGTGGGAGCTTCAAAATCTGGGTATTCATCTGCACGAACAAGTTCAAAGCCTTCGCGGAGGCGAGCAGAAAGATTTTTTTTATCATCGAAACCCATAACAGATTCTCTTATCCAGCGATGAATAAATCCTTCAGGTGGTGTGGGTGCGTCTAAACTAGACGGTGGTCTCCAAGGTTTTCTTCGAGACTGTTTTTCCCTTGTTTGGGAAGTGCGTGGTGTTTGATCTACCATAGTAGTTTTCTCCTCACGAATTAGGGTTTACATTTCGCTCAGCTTGTATTTTTAATACTTGCTTTGCGTATTGTTCTGGTGTAACGCCAATTTTTCTGGCTATAGCCAACTCAGATTGGGATAACTTAACTGTTTTTTTCTTTGTATTACCAGAATTCCTGCTAACCGAAGCAACAACAGGACCATTATTTTTTACTGTCTCTTGTTCGGTATCACTTTTAAATTTTTGTGGCCAATCCCTACGCATTTGCTTATCCATTTCTTCGTAGTATTCGTCTGAAGACCCATCGTAACCTTGTGCTAACAATTTTTTATGAATACTAAATGCAGTGAGAGTCATAGGTTCATCAGTTCCAAACCAAGTATTTTTTTCTCCCCATGCAATAGCTTTAGGGTCAGGTCCTTGTTGAGGTGGTGCTTGCTGAGGCTGTGCTTGCTGAGTTTGTGCTTGTTGCGGTTGAGCAGTTGCCTCTTCTTTTTGTTGTTTTATATATTCAAGTCTATTATTATCTTGAGCTAAATTAGCTAATTCTGTTTGTACTTTTACTTGCGTTTCTGTGTCGCCATCATCAATAGCTTTTTTCAACTGTCCTTGTAAAGCTGTTTTTTGTATGGTTACTCTGTTTTCTAATTCTTTTACATAGTTCCCATCTATTTTTTGAGTTTGAGCTTTTAATTCTTCCAATTCTTTTTTAGCTGATTCCGCATATTGCAACGCAGCTCTTTCTCTTCGCTCATGTTCTTTTGCTTTTGCTGTTAATTTACCTATTCTTTTTTGAACTTTTTCGCTGTACTCATTAAGTTCTTCCTCTTTGTCTCGGGGTTTTTCTTCCGTGGCAACAGAAACTTCTGGTTCCACTGTTTCTTTTTGTGTTTTTGTTTCTTTTTCTGGCTCCAAAGGAACTTCAATAGTGCTTTCTTCTGTTATTTTTTCTGCTGTGTTTTCTTGCATTACTTCTCCATAATGTTAAAATTGATGTACTATGTCTTCAGGGTCTTGTATGACAGCCAAGATTTCATCATCATTTAAGATTCTAACTTCTCCGCCTTCTATTTTAAAACGACTACCAGCATATCTACCAAAAATAACCCAGTCTTGTTCTTTACACCAAGCACCAGTTTCGCCAAATTTTTCTTGATCTTTGTATGCTAGAGGTCCGACCTTTAAAACATAACCGCAAACAGTAGCAACCGCTTGAGTATCCACAGTTTTTTCGGGTAACAAAACACCGCCTTGTGTTTTGCCTTTACCTCTGTATGGTAGAATTAATATTCTCCATCCTGTAGGACTAGGTAATTTTTCCAAAGACGTTTTATCTTCTTGTTTTGCAAACCGTTCTGGAACTAATAACTTACCCATTTTTTTCTTCTCTTTCTAGCAGGTCTTTTAACTCCTGTTCTATAATAACGAGCTCTTGCAATTTTGCACGAAGCTCTTTAAAAGACTCAAAGTCATTTACAGGACCATAGCATATGGTTTCTCTTATGTCCTCTTGTCTCTTGCGTATTATCTTAAGTGACTTTTCGTAAAAGTAAAGCGTTTCCATCAATTATTTCGTTAATTTTTTATGTTTTTCAAAAGACCTTAATCCTCCGAGTCCTAACATTCCTAATAATACAGTCATTAGCGTGTCCATATCAAAAGAAGGTATATCCATTTTTAAACCAAAAATAGCTAAGAAAAATATTAAAAGTGGTTGAATTATAAAATGATACCCCATCGCTAAAGTGCATATCCACCCACACGCAGGACGCCAACCAGCAATCCACCAACTTCTAGATTTAGCTTCTTCTTTATTAACTTCTATTTGTGCAGTAGCTATTTCATGCGAATGTTTGTCCGCCATTGTTGCTATTTCATGAGCAAGTTTATTTTTTTGATCCTTATCTTCTATGAATTTATCTAATAGTCCAGCAACAGGACCTATAAGTGCTTGAAACATTAAAATACTCCTTTAAAATCTATGCCAGCCAAAGAAGCACCACCGCCTCTAGAAACATTAGCGTTAGCCATCCTATTTTTTGTTTTGTCGAGGACTGCTTCACCGCCTCCACCAAACTTTTTGCGTATTGTATTTTTTCCTTTATTTTTTCCAACATTATTAAATCCTTTCATAATAGTTCCTTATTTTCTAGTGCGTTCTAAAGCTATTCGGGCTCGCATATTAGCTATATCCTCAGTAGATTGTATGCGTTCCCTAGCAATAGAACCTTGTTGTTGTGTTTTCATTTGCTCTTGTTTTAATTTTTGTTGCTCGTT